TATTCATAAGATGCGCGGCATGCCGACTCCGACAAGACCACGGCCGGAACTCTGCGAAGCGTGCAGCAAGCCTGAAGTACTTGTTAAGAAAGGAACACTTTGTTGGTTAGGTCTTGATCACGACCATGAAACAGGCGCCTTCCGCGGCTGGTTGTGCAGTGCATGCAACTTGGGAATCGGCAAGCTAGGTGATAACATAATGGGGGTCAAATTGGCCTTAGCCTATCTAGAGAGAGCTGCTACAAATGGTAGACCAGAGCCTGAAATCGATCGACGACTGCATCTTCGAAGCGAGGCAGATGTGCAATGATGCAGTGCAACCGTATCGCAATCCCGATACGACGCTGATCTACTTCCTGAACACGGCGCTCCGTGTGGTGTACTCGCAGCGCCCGGATGCCTACATCGGGAATTTCTCGTCTGGAATCATCTCGACCGCGCAGCCAAATACGTACTACACAACTGACCTGGGTCTGACCCCGGCGACCGTGTTCCCTCTCGACGACCGGTTCTTCTACTATCCCGTGGTGGCCTACATCGCGGCGCGTATCGAACTTGGCGACGACGAATTCACTGAGTCCGCCCGCAGCGCGCAGCTGATGGCGGCGTTCATCCAGCAACTGACCGGAGTCTGACATGGCGATTGTGACACTTGATGGCGGCCAAAGCAGCGAGGCCCTTGGCGGCCAAGTCATTCAGTACGTGCAGCAGCTCGTGGCGATGCAAGTCCCCGGCGCTCCTGACACTCTGATCAGCGCAATGTTGCAGCTGGTGCTCCGGGAGTTCTACACGAAGTCCACCGCATGGCGCGACGTTGTAGGACCGTACCCTGTGACGACTGATCCTTATGTAGGACTCAACCCTGTTGATCAGAACAGGTACCTTCAGTTCGTATTGGAGGCATATCTGTTCCCGTTCGAGCAGTCGAACTCGCCGCAGGAGCTGATTCCGTTGACGCGCAAACCTATTGGCGGCACACCGCAGCCTCCGTCGCGCTACTACATGGAACGCCCGGATCTGATGCTGTTGAACCCAACGCCGGACAAGAACTACGGTACGATTCTCTTCGCTTACGGCGCCCTGATTCCGACTACGACCGCGGCAATCCTGCCGGATTACGCCTACACACAGCACGTTGACGCGCTCATGTTTGGTACGCTCGCGCGGCTGTATGGCATGCCGAAGAAGCCTTGGTCGAGCAAAGAGCAGCAGATGGAGAACACTCGCAAATTCCGCATGGAGATCCTGATGGCTCGCGACATTGCGAACCGCGGCTACGGCCCGGGTAATACGTCGATGCGCTTCCCGGTCTTCGCCGGCCGCGGCGGATCGCAGGTTCTACCGAGGGCCACTGGATGAGCCAAGTTCCAACGGATTTTCTCTACAACAACGCACGCTATTTGTTCGCCACTGCGGGCCTTGATTGGGCCACGGCCGACGTAAACGCGATGCTGGTGAGCCTGTTGTACAACCCGTTGCTTACTGACCAGCACGTCAGCGACATTCCTTCGGGTGCGGTCATTGTGCGCGATGTGGCGCTTACTAGCTTGGCCGTGTCCGCCAATGGCATCTGTTCCGGGCTCATCCCAGAGTTCGATTCGCTGGACTCGACGTACGCAGTGAAGGCGTTGGTTCTCTACAAGAAGACCGGCTCTGATTCTACCTCGCCGCTGATCTACTACACTTCAACAGGAGTCGGCTTTCCGTTCGCCGCGCAGGGATTCAATTACTACGTCGCTTTTGATAGCACGAACATCGGCTGGTTCCAAGTGTAGCCATGGCCTGCGATACAAACTACAGCGACGTTGTCATTCTCCTTCATTTGGATGGCCCCAACGGCGGGACCACTTTCACAGATAGTTCGCCTGCCCCCAACACTTTCAATGCGAGCGGAGGCGCCGATCTGACAACGTCGAACCCGGCATTTGGAACCGCTTCGCTCAACATCGGGGCTTTGTCCAGTTCGACGAACGACTTCATCGCGACCCCCGCCGCTACCCACGGGCCGCTGGACATCTTCTCTGCCGCGGTTGATTTCACGATCGAAGGCCAGTACATGGCCCCGGTCGCGGGAAACTCCAATAGCGTCACCTTCGATTACCAGGGGAGCACCGTCGATTCGGGAATAGTGCTGACCGTCAATCCATCCAGCGGCGTCCTGGACGTCGTGCAGTCCAACAATATGTTCTTCGCTGGCTGGCCTTCGCTCACAGCCACGGTGGGGGCTCTCTCCGGCGGCACGTGGTATCACTTCGCCGTCGAGCGAAAGGGGTCCAACGGGTATCTCTACTGGAACGGCACCCTTGTGGCATCAACAATTGGACACTGGGCCGGCACCCCATCGCCTCCGACCGGCACCAATCGGGTTTCTCTTGGTTGGTCGGTGGCCATCTCTGGCGGTATGGAGCCGTGCCAGCTAGACGAATTCCGCGTCACGATCGGCCTCGCGCGCTATACCTCGAATTTCACGCCTCCTTCGTCCGCATTCGGAGGTGCCTGCGGGCCGTCCATCAGTACGCAGCCACAGGATGTTTCTGTTGAAGCGCCCTTCTCGGCTACGTTCTCGGTGACTGCTAGCAGCTCGGGCGGTCCGCTCACTTACCAATGGTACGTGAATGGCGTCTCTATCCCCGGGGCTACGAGTTCAACCTACGTGATCGATCCCACGAGCGAGGCTCTGAACGGCAATAGCTATACAGTCTACGTGTCGGACAATAACGGGAGCCTTTTGAGCAATGCAGCCGTCCTGACGATTACGGGAGTGCGCGGCGGGACGGCTTATGGTAAATTTGTCGGGGCTCCGCCGGTCTTCAAGGCAGTCGAGATCGCGAATATTGGGGACATCGAGCCCAAGGTTTGGCATCCATATAGCATCTCGACGGTGCGGAGCAGGTCATGAAGATAACTGCCAGATTCACGCAGGGCAACCTAGAGGTCAAGCGCTATGCTCTTGATTACACTCTAGATCTTGCCGTAGGTGAAACCGTCCTTTCGATCGCTACGCCGATCATAGCGGCTGCCCAAAATCAATCCGATGCCCAGGCGCCTATGCTGGTCATAAACAATGTCGTTGTAGGACCCGGTGGTCTGCAGGCTGTTTTCTACGCGAGCGCGGGCGTGGCGCCCGGCTCGTACACTGTCACTTTCCTGGCCACTACGAGTATCGGGCAGGTGCTTGAGGACATCGTGGCCTTCAACATTCGGAGCTTTACATGACCGTAGCACTGGACCTTTTCGCAGATAACGCCAGCACTACGCTAGCCAGTAGCTGTTTGAGCACAGATACGACCCTGGTACTCACGAGTGCCACGGGTTTCCCTAGCCCATCGGCTGGCCAGAAGTACGTCGCCACGCTTGAAGACTCCGGCGGCAACATTGAGGTTGTGTGGGTCACTGCCATGAGCGGTGCTGATGCGACCGTCGTACGCGCGCAAGAAGGCACTTCGGCTCTCGCCTTCAGCTCAGGCACTGTCTTCGAGATGCGCGTCACTGCGGGTGAGCTCGCGTCATTCCTACAGAAGAACGGCGGTGACACTCTAGCCGGCACGACTACCTTGACCGGCGTCATCAATGCAGGCAGCGGCGGCTCTATACAGGGCGGAGAGTACGCAGGAGGCTACATCCGGTCGGGCCCCGGGGTTACATCCAACCAGATCCGAGTGCCCACCGGGAGCCCTGCTACAGCGGCTGGATCGGTGATTCTGACCGCGGCGAACATACAGTCGAATCTCGGCTCGGGTCAGTCTCTTGCCCTATCAGGTATGATCGTTCTGTGGTCTGGTGCGATCGTTGACATACCAAGCGGATGGGTCCTCTGCGATGGCACCAACAGCACGCCGGACTTGCGCGATAGTTTCGTGATCGGCGCTGGCCTTACCTACGCTGTGGACGCTACTGGCGGCAGCACCAACACCGGTAACGGGAACTTGAGCTTCTCCGGTGTCACCACGGATTCGCACACGTTGTCAACAGCCGAAATTCCTTCACACAGCCACGATATATGGCAGAACCTGGCGTTCTTCCAGGGGAGCGCTGGTCCTGCGCAGGCTGATCGGACGGATACTGGTGGTTCGTACCACACTTCAGATGGCGCAAGCGGCGCCAATCCGATCATCAAGGTCACTGGCGGCGGCGGTGGCCACGTCCACGCGCTGACGGCACTTGCGGCTACTACGCCACACGTCCATACGAACCTGCCGCCCTACGTGGCTCTCGCGTAC